ATGGGCATCAGTTCTGGATACCCCCGCTATCCCGCAGATCTCTCCGCGTGGGTTTCGAAAGGTTACCGGGTTATCAGAAAGATCAAGGGAAAGACAAAGAGTAGCTTCCATAATGGTATGGCCCAATCCTTGAAGTTCCCTACGATCATCATCTTGTAAGTGTTGAGCCACCCAGATTGCGTCTGAGCGGCTCGCGTTGTGGATTAGGTTCACGGTTTAAAGAGGTCTGATTCCTTTAGTATTATAAGTACCTTCCCAATCAATGGATGTAAATGCTGTTTGAAATGGACTGCTCGCAATTAATGCCAATGAAAATTGATCACCCCTAGCCATTATAGGTACAGTACTTTGAGCATTACGAATAATAGGAATGCTATTTGATTGATAATTATTAGCAATAATTTGTGGGAGAGTTGACGTAAAAATGGTTTGTGTTACTTCATTAATTACCCCAACTTGATATGGACCAGAGTTGAAGCTGTTTACTTTAATTCTACTAACAATAGGAACATTAAGGGTATCTTTAATGCTTCTTGCTTCATCCTTAATTACATAAAATGCGGGCAATATAGCCACACCCGTATAGGAATACCCAAGAGCAAATTTTGAAGTTGTTTGATTACCCTCTACTGTTACAAAGTACTTTTGTCCTACTGGTTCTGTGGCATCAACTTGAATGGATTGAGTTTCAAAATAACCAAGAACTTCAGGATCAAGGAAGACTAACGTTGGCCTATTAAAGGGGCCAGTATCTTCATAGCCATCTTTAAAGCAGATGTGAGTAAGATCCGCAACAGAATCATATGTCAAGGTTGGGTTGTAATCTAAAAGATCAAGGTGTACATCCAAGGTTTTCCCAAGAGCTGATAAATTTCCAGAATAATCTCCAAAAGGTTGAAAAAACTCAGGCACAAGATTCATTTTACTCAAGACATATCCATTGTCGTGCTGAGTAACAACAAATAATACGTCATGATCAAATGTAAAAAATTGAATGGAGCCTCTTAGTGTCCAATCAAACCATCCAGAGACTCTACTATCACCACTATTAAACCATCGCCATAGGTAAAGAGTATCTGTGCTTTGTTTGCTAAAGATAGCCATAGTACCAGCTGATTGAGATACTTGCATATCCACTACACCAGGAGGTATATATGAAGGAACAGCTCTCGTTAACTCAATACAAGCAGGTTTACCATTACCTCCGTCTAGAATCATTTCATAAACAGAAGAAGCCTGTGTCCCTTCTTCAAGGAATAGGTAACTGTTGCCAATATCCAACGGAGCCAGACGATCTGTTTGACTAAAAGTTGATAAAAGATTTATTTCAGCAGTCTTTGGAGAAAATGATTCGGTTGTAGTTGATAATAGAAGCTGTGAATTATCACCAAAGAGTAACAACCCCCGCGAAGTAGAGAGAGCATGTTTTATTTTAATTGGTTTTAATGTACTAGCACTAATATCAATAGGATCACTATCAACAATTGTAATGACGGTACTAGCAAAGAAATTAAAATAATCTCCTGCTTGAGAGCATATTACATTTTGCCGAGAAGTAAATACAAGCCGGTTTTTAAAGAAGGAAATTGTATCAACTGGATATCCAACAAACGTTGGCATTGGATTGGTTTTATTATCACCAACTTCCCGATACTTCCAAAAGTTAAGGCGATTAGCATCACCTGAAAGAGGTGCCGCATTAACAGAAGTAATGGTAAAGGTGTCACCTAATGAATTTTGAACAGTATTAGTTGCGGTATACCCTTGACCAGGTTGAACAATGTTAACTGTATCAATAACATTAGCTGCTCTTGTTGTTATTGTAACTCCTGCTCTAAGTTGGTTGCTAATAGTTTGAAAAGCTCCATTCACCGTATGAAGACTATTGCCTATTGTTAATGAAGAGTTTTTCTTTGTTTTGCCTACTTGTACTCCATTGACAAACCATTCAAATGAACTTGAACGTTGTCTAACATAAGTACCAGTGTTAGCAGCTGTACTAACTACAGTGTCTATTGTTTTAACCTTTTCGACCTTAAGCCTTAGGTTACTACCAGTACCGCCTACTACCGCAAACTGTTCCCCAACAACGTGACCGCCACTTGTAGCAGAAGCAACAGCTACAGCAGTAACAATTCCAGCAACACTCGTTGTGCCCGCAGATGCAGCAGCAGCAGCTTCATCAAGTTTACGATAAGTAAATGTACCGTTTGCTTCTCTGATAATAACATGAGGCAGTGTCTCCTCATTTAAATCATAAACGATTCCTGGTCCTATGGTTTCTTCCCAAGTACCTGTGCCACTGCTTGTATTGTTACTAGTTTTAAAGATTACCCAATAATCATCAGCACCTGAATCAGCTGATCCAGATACTTTAATTTTTAAGTCATTAACAAATTGTTTGGGCAACTGTGCAGCAGATGTAACTGCTCCTTTAAACGCATCAATTGAAGTGCCTGTATTACCACCTCTTGCTGTAATTGCAAAATCTGCATCGTTAGCACGTCTAATATGAATGATATTGCCAATACCTTGAGCAACATAATTAGCATTTAGGTTAATTGTGCTAACAAGATTACTAACAATATCATCTACATTTAGCTGTGGAGTTGTAGTAGATGTGGTTACTGGTGTAGTATACGAAAAGTCTATATTATCAATCTTAATAAAATATTTGGAGTTATATGCTACGGTGTTGATTGAAACAAAAGCATATGGTGTTTGAGCAGCAGTAGTTGCTGTACCAGCAGTTATGGTTTTGCTTCGATTTAAAACAAAAATGTAATCATTTACTTGAAGCGTTTGAAGATCGTCTGTTGATACATGAGTAGCATAAGTAGTTGCCTCAGCAGCCACAGCATTTACCGTTTGTTGGAGGCCACTGTTAGCACTCCAAATGTTAAGTGCCCCTGCTTTACTAAATTGAATAATATACTTTTCTTGATCATCACGAAAGAGGGGAAACCAAGTTCCATCAGCTACAGCATTAGTTAACTTACTAATACCCTGTAATCCAGGGCGTTTGGTAAGACCAAGAGCAGTGTCGGGAAAATAATTAGTACATTGACGTAACTGACTACTTGATTTAATAGTATCTGGTTGTTGAGAAACACCACCAATGAGGCTAAAGATTTTCTGAGAAATGGCTGCCATTATCGTGCAATAGTACGGAACGGAGTGTAAGAAATGTAGAAGTTTTGACCAGTCTCTACACCGAAGATGTTAACATCTGAAGTGTTGGTATCATAAGCGATACAGTTAGCCCGCAGTAGTCCTTCATCTTGTTGGTTGAACTTAAACATCTCTGTAGAGCCCACCACGCTGCCAGCAAAGACACGCGCTGCTCGTTGAGCAATGTAATCTTGAAAGACCTGTGGCAAGTCTTCAAAGTCAAATAACCATACCACATCACACACCACAGGACTACTGGTCCAAGAGGTGAAGCTATGGCTGATCTTATCGTAAAGTTTGCCGTTTCTAATTACCGTTTGGTACTGTTGGACGTTCTCGTATTTGTTGTCTGACAATTGGAGAACATTGTCGGGAA